GTTATCCAAACTTTAGTATATTAACAAAGTCTGAAGCACAAGCTTTAGCAGGTAGTTCAACCTTTACAGGAGAATAATGGCTAGAAAAAAGAAAGCAGATCAAATAAGGCAATTATATAATCTATCTAATACTTGGACTAGAAAGCAATGGGAGTATGTAAATCAGAAAGGTTATGACTTTGCTCATGATGAGCAGTTAAGTCAAGATGAAAAAAATTCCTTAGAAGAACAGGGGATGCCAACATTTGTTATTAATAGAATTCTTCCTGTAGTTGAGATGTTAAATTTCTATGCAACTGCTAATAATCCTAGATGGCAAGCTGTAGGAACTGAAGGTAGTGATATAGATGTAGCAGCTGTTCTTTCAGATTTATGTGATTATATATGGGGATTGTCAGATGGCAATACTTTGTATGGGAATGCTGTTAATGATGCCGTCACTAAAGGATTAGGATATTTACTTATTTCTGTAGATAGAGATATGGATAATGGTATGGGAGAGGTAGTAATTACACAACCTGAACCTTTTGATATTTATATAGATCCTAAATCTAGAGATATGTTATTTAAGGATGCTGCTTTTATCTTAATAAGAAAAGTGCTTCCAAAGAATCATTTAACTAAAATATTCCCTGACCAGAAGAGGAAAATTTCACAAGCTAGTAGCGATGAACAATCACAGCGATCTTGGTCTGCTAGAGCATTAGGGGATAAGGAACAAAAATTATTTGCCTTTAATGATCCTACTGAACAAGCTAATATGGCTATTGATGCTGAAGGAGAACAGGATGAGCTAACTGAATACTTTGAAATATATGAGAAAATAAAAGTTTCATTTATGAATGTGTTTTATAGAATTCCTCCTAGTCCAGAAGTTATTCAGCAGATAAAGGAACAAGCTCAAGTTGCTATGCAGGAAATGCAGGCAGAGATGGAAGTGAAGTTCCTTGAAACACAACAACAATTACAGCAAGCTGTTCAAGAAGGGAAGATGATTCCTGAAAGAATGCAGATTGAATTGCAAAAAGAACAGAAAATGATGCAGCAACAACTACAAACTTTTGAGCAACAAACAATTAGTCAATTACAGAATGAAGCTTCTAAGATAGAGAATGTAATTGTATCTGAAAAAGAATTTAAAATCTTAATGGAAAATAAAGAAATTGCTAATAATATTGTAGACCAAGTACAATTTTACGATGTTAGAATGAAGCAAATTGTAGCAGTTGGAGATAAGATATTATATGAAAGAATATTACCAGCTACCGTAAAAGATTATCCATTAATACCATTTCATTATAAGTGGACAGGTACACCATATCCAATTAGTGCTGTTGCTCCACTTATTGGTAAACAACAAGAAATAAATAAAGCTCATCAGATTATGGTACATAATGCTTCATTAGGTTCATCATTAAGATGGATGTATGAAGAAGGAAGTATTGACGCTGAAACTTGGGAGAAATATTCATCTAGTCCAGGAGCGTTGCTTCCTATTAGACCTGGAGTTGAAAGACCTACACCTGTAATGCCAGCTCCACTATCTAGTGCATTTTTTCAGATAGTTCAAGAAGGTAAGAGTGATATGGAATATCTTGCAGGTATTTATAGTTCAATGATGGGAGATTCTGCTGGATCTACAGAGACATATAGAGGCATGTTGGCTTTAGATGAATATGGAACAAGAAGAATTAAGCAATGGATGAACACATCTATTGAACCAGCTCTAAAGCAAATGGGTGCTGTTGTACTACAATTTGCCCAATCTGTATATACAGCTAATAAAAGATTTAGAATTATTCAACCATCTGCAATACAAGAGCAGAGAGAAGTTGAAATTAATATTCCTATTTATAATGATATGGGACAAGCTATAGGTAAATCAATGGATATCTCAGCAATTAAATATGATGTTAAAATTATATCTGGTTCTACTTTACCTGTAAATAGATGGGCATATTTAGAAGAATTGAAACAGTTAATGCAGATGGGAGTTATAGATGATATAGCACTACTTGCAGAGACTGATATTAAGAATAAAGAAAATATTATGAAGAGAAAGAGTTTGTACTCTCAGTTACAAGGACAAGTTAGTCAAATGCAAGAAGCTCTAAAAGATAAGGAAGGTACTATTGAAACTCTAGAGAGACAATTAGTTCAGGCTGGTATTAAACAAAAGGTTATGCAAGCTGATGTTGAGATTAATAAGAAGAAAGAAGAAGTTAAATCTAGCATGAATAAAGAGTATGTACAGACTGAAGGAGAACAGAAATTATTACGTAATGTTATGGCTAATAATGCTAGTACTCAATCACAAAAGTTAGCCGTACAAGCGGAGAAAATAAAAAATGATTTGCAAAAGAAGGGAACTTCTGAGTAAACTACGTTGATGAATAACAACTAAAAGGAGATGTTATGTCTAAAGAAGAAACAACCAAAGGTAACCCTGAGATTGGTATGACTGAAGAGTCTTTTGATTCAGTCCCACAATCAGATTCAGGCTCTGAAGGATTTTTTGATGCTTTAGAAAATGATGTGAATGGCGGAATAGTAGATCCAAATGAGGCAACCCACGAGGATGTTGGCCCCGATATGGCTTATGAGCCTGAGGAAACCCAAATGCAACCTGAAAGTGGCTCCAACAATGCGGAACAGTCGAATGACGGTACGGACTGGCAAAAACGCTACAAAGATAGTAGTCGTGAAGCCGTTAAGCTAAAGGAACAGATGGATGAGTTAACTCCATTCGTACCTGTTCTTGAAGCTATGAAAAATGATAGTGGCCTTGTAAGTCATGTCAGGGAATATTTAGTAAATGGTGGAGCACCTGCAAAAACTATAAAAGAACAATTAAAACTTGATGATGATTTTATATTTGATGCTAATGAAGCCATGTCTGAACCAGATTCTGATAGTGCTAAACTAATGAATGCTCATGTTGATGGGTTAGTTCAAAATAGAGTTTCTTCTATTGTTCGAACCGAAAAACAGAATGCTGAAGCTTATAGAGCTGAAGTTTCTAAGAAAAAAGAAGAGCAAGAATTTAGAGAAAAGCATAATATGTCAGATGAAGAGTATGCAAATTTTGTAAGCCAAGCTAAAGACCATATTCTCACTTTAGAGGATGTGAACTATCTTATCAATAGAGATAAGGTAGCAACAAATACGGCTAATGCTACAAGAACTGATATGCTCAATCAGATGAAAAATGTTCGTGATATGCCAACAAGTGCCAGTGGAGCTAACTCTCAAGGCGATAAGAATGACCCAGATGGTGATATATTTGATGGGTTATTAGGTCTTGATGGTGGCGTTGATAACTTGTTTGGATAGATAACATTTAAAATAAATTTAAAGTCTATTCGAACTTAATTAATAGTTAAGGAGATAGACAATGGCGGATAAAACATCCATAGCTGGGAATACCAGTTATAGTGGCCAAGGTCTCAATTCGTTAGCTGGAGCAGCTGCTAGTACGTATAATACTGGTGCCTTACGAAGAAAGTATAACTTCGGTGATAGGGTAACAGAACTTGCGTTAGCACAAGATCCATTCTTTCGATTTGTGAGCATGGTCTCAAAGAAACCAACAGACGATCCAACTTTTAAGTTTACTGAGAAGCGTGGTTCGTATTCAAAAAGATATGCCTATATGGGCGATTTCAGCAGTAGTGCAGCAGCAGTTCCTGCAACAAATCCAGATAGCACATCATCATCACCAGCAGTAGGAAATGTATGGTCATTTGGATTTTTCACTGATTATAATGCAGATGGAAACCTACAGAATATATATGGTCAAACTGCTAATTACGTAGAAGGCGTAAAAGGTACACAACCTAAGTTCTTTATTCCAGGACAAGTACTAAAAATACCTCATGCATCTAGTAGTGCTAATGCTATTGCAGGTATAACAAGTGGATATTCACTATGGAAAGTTAATAGTGTTGACTTGGATACTCAGGGTGAAGCTGATACAGCAGATGATGGGACAATTAATAAAGCAATTGTTAATGCTACTTGTGTAAAAGCTGCTTCTTCTGTATACTTTATGGAAGCAACTTCATCAGATGATACTTCTTCAGAGTCACCTTCTGGTGCTGGATTAGGGCATGATGGCAGTATAACAACAACTACTAAATCTCAAGAATTTCTTGATCCATTTAAATGTTATGTTGTAGGTACAGCTCATGCTGCTGGTTCTGGTTACCCAGAGACTTGGGAAGATCAGCCTTACAGTACCAATTATGGACAGACACAGATATGGAAAACTTCAGCTGTTATGAATAACACTGATAGAGCTACTGTGCTTAAGTATGAAGGTAACGAGTGGGCAAGGATCTGGAAAGAAAAGTTAATTGAACATAAGTGGGATATTGAACAAGCATTATTGTTTGGTAGACAAGATAGTACTTACTACACAACACAAGGTGCTGTAGATTTTATTTCACAATATGGAAATACTTTTGGCTTAACATTAGCTTCAAAAACTCAAGATGATTTCTTGAATGACTTGTCAGCAATGTTAGATCCAAGATACAACAATGCTAGTTCAACTGTATTCTTCTGCTCAACAGCAGTTTACAATTGGCTACATAAATTATCTGGATACTTCCAAAATAATCTAGAAGTTTCATCTAATTTTAGATCTGACTTTACATTATCAGGAAAGAAGAAAGTATTTGGAATTGATGTCTCAACAATCTCAACAGTATATGGTGATATGAATGTTGCGCGTAATGTGCATCTTGATGGAACTAATGTTAAGATGTTGGGTATCAATATGAAATATTGCTCTTATAGACCTCTAGTAGGAAATGGTCTAAATAGAGATACATCAGTCTACGTAGGTGTGCAAACACTTGAGAACTCTGGGGTCGACAGACGAGTAGATCAAATCTTGACAGAAGCGGGAATGGAATGGTGTTGTCCTGAAACTCACGCTATCTGGTCTTAAGGAGGATATATAAATGGGGAACCCTTTATATGGACAAAATAAGTTCGATAATGCTATTGATAATTCAACTGGTGAAATCGTTCACGTTAAACCAGCGTCAGATGGTACAGCAATAGCTGATGCAGAGACAAAAGTTCTTGTTTCTGCAGATGCAGGCAATAGATATATGATAGATATTTCTGCTAATACAGCTACATTTAGACTGCCTTCAGCTTATAGTAATAAGGGGATGGAAGTACATTTCATGCTCGATATTAATAGTGATGCTGAAGGGACTAAGGATGTCATTGTCTTTACTGATAGTACTGCTGAATTTATCATAGGCGCTCTTACAGATGGTGGAACTGTACATGATTCTACTGTTGCAGATGATCAAATACTGTGGGATTCTTCTACAGGTGAAGCTGGTGGTGGAGATAGATTAAGCCTGGTTTGCGATGGTATTCACTGGTACATTACAGAAGCTACTGCTTTATCAGCAGGAATTTTCGTATCTGGTACTGCAACTAGAGCATAAGGAGGTCTACAATGGCTAAACAAGGTGCAAGTTCTGGTTGGGGTGATAACTATGTTGAGACTGTAACTGCAAGTAAAACTTTAAGCTATAAAGATAGTGGAAAGATTTTTCTTGTAGGAACTGATGCATTGACAATTACTCTACCAGCTACAAAAGCAGGCGTGCGATATACTTTTGTTAACTCAGGAGCAGATGACGCAGTATTAATTACTGTTAGTCCTAATGCAAGTGATGCGATAATGGGTACTATTGCAGCTGTTTCAATGACTGGTTCAGATGATGGCGATCTTACTAATACTAAAAGTGGAGCTAATAAAGGCGATTGGGCTACAATTGTCGGAGATGGTTCTGGCGGATGGTATATCATAGGTGGCGATGGTGTCTGGGCAGGCGCTTAGTAGTTAAAACAATTCTACCCCTGGCTTAGCTGGGGGTAGTATTAAATAAGGAAGAAGATGGCAACATTTCAAACACAAGTAGAAGGATTAACAGGATTAACTGTAGAAATTACTCCAACAGCTGCAGAACTATCACAATTTTTAATTGATGGTGTTATGGATGTTACTCAGAGATTAATACTAGCTAATCCTGCAAATACAGAAATGTTTATAAGAGGTAGTAGTACTACATCATCTAATGGAATTGATATTGGAGGTGCGCAAGTAATTTCTGTTATAAGAGAATCAGAGGCAGATGGTGATACTGATGGTAGTACAGCTTGGAGAGAATGTAGAAAAGTATCAACTGCACTTCGTTCAAGAGTAGTAGATATTGATAGTTTAGATTATGCATCTAAGTATAATCCTGTATATATTATTAATAATAATGGAGCTGTAAATGTATATCCTGTACCAGATGGAACTAATGATGGATATAGAGTATATTATGTTAATAATGAGCCTAAAGGTGATGGTGTTGCTGATACTTTAGCAGCAGGCCACTCTGCTATAGGATTTTTTCCAAATGATAAGGAATATTTAGTAGTTTTATATGCTAGTGTTAAATCTTTAGAGAATGCTTTAGCTACTAAGTCTAGTGAATTACCTAGTGATGTTATATTTTCTGCTCCTGAATTAGAAACTATAAGTTCAATGATTTTACCATCAGTTCCTGATGCACCAGAATTATCTGATAATAGTGTAACATTCAGTGAAATAGCTCCTAGTTTTGATGAACCTGTAGTAACTCCTGATTTCACAGATGCAAATTATTGGGTAAATGTAGAAGAAGATGAAGAAATGCTTCGAGCTAGGATGTCGGTAATAAATGCTGAATTACAGCAATATCAAGCTGATATACAGAAATCAGTTCAAAAAATGAATAATGAAAATTTAGAGTATCAAGCTAAACTTCAAACAGCTATACAAGATGCTCAATTGAGTTCTCAAGATGATGCTCAAGCTTTACAAAAATATTCTGCAGATTTAAATAAATATCAAGCAGAGGTTACTAAGGAAGTCCAAAGATGGACTAATGAAGAGTATAATACGAAATTTAATAAATGGCAACAAGAGTATCAAGGGTCACTTCAGGAATATGGTACTAATGTTCAAAATTATAATACAAAGGTTCAGAAGATAACTGCTGATTATCAATGGATGGAAAATAGAATGAAAAAGTTACAGCAAGAATATGATGCTGCATTTATGTTAATGCAACCAAAACAACAAGGAGGAAAATAATGGCAAATGAAATTAGTATCAGTTTGTCTATAACTGCAAGTAAGAATGGTGCTAAATTTGAACGCCATGAAACTTTTAAAGATGATATGACAGGAGATGCTTGGGTAACTGGTGTTCAGCAAGTTGGAGCAGCAGCTGAAGCTTTAGTAACGCATGGAGATATAACAACATATGGATGGGTGTATCTGAAGAATTTAGGCACAAATTCATCATTATATGTAGACTTTGGTCATGATGATCCTAGTGCTGGTTCTGGAGATGATGCTGCATTTAGATTATATGGTGGGGAGTCATGTATAGTAAAACTAGCTGCTATAACTGAACTAGAAGCTATATCAAGTAGTGGTACTCAAGCAGTAGAATATGCAATTATAGAACTATAAGGAAAATATGAAAGTT